CTTAAACCCGACCTTTTCTATATGGGTGTTGTTTCTCCCATCCAGGAAAAAGGGTGTAAGCTGAGAGCCGTGGCGAATCCCCATCCGTTCATTCAATGGTCTTTAAAGCCATTGGGTGATGCGCTATTTTCCATCTTGGAGCAATTACCAAGGGATTTTACGCATAACCAAACGGATGCTCTACCTCTAATCCGTAATTGGATGAAAAGGGATAAGAAGAATGTAGTCGCTCTCAGTTCGGATGACTTGAAGAATTTAGAAAATATTCATTCAGTCGACCTGTCTGACGCTACAAACCAATTTCCCCTCGAGGTACAAATCAAAGTCTTAGAGACTTTGCTTGGCCCTAAATATTCTGAACAACTAAGAATATTTTCTTGGGCGAGTCAAGGGCGGTGGCAGCTTAGCAGAGCTTTCTCAGCTGTGCTTCCAAACGTTGCAAGTGTAAGGTGGACCAAAGGGCAACCTTTAGGTCTCTATCCTTCCTTTGCAGCCTTTGCTGTCTCCCACTTCGCGATCCTAGAAGGTCTCAGAGCTAAGGTAGGTGGCGAATTCGCTATTGTTGGTGACGATGTCATCATCAAAGGCGATAAGCTTCATACCTTGTATCTGCAATCCTTGGAAATGATGAAGGTATCTTTCTCTAAAGAGAAGAGTATCTCCAACCCTCAGCTTGCTGAGTTTGTTGGACATATTATCCATCCGAAAGGATGGTTCTCTAAAGGTAAAGAGGGTGATCTTAACGGACCATCCGTGTTATCACGTGTTCTTAAACATGGCAAATCAGAATATGATTATGCCTTGCGTAGAGCACTGACCACTACCGACAAATTCCAAGCGCTTCCTATTCTACAGGCTCTATTTACTTACGACTCAATCCCCACATATCTTGGTGGTGGAGGCGTCGAAGGAATAGTACCTAGTACCCTCTTCTTTGAAGAGCGAAATCTCCCACTATTGAAAAGACATTCCTATCCAGGATTGTTAATTCAGATAGCTGGAGATTTGAATAAGAAGCTTGATATGACTTTGCCTCCCTTGTGGAGAAACTGGTCATATCGTGATTGGTTACCTGATACTATCCGCAAGGATGTACCACGTAACATTCCTACCTTATCCCCTAAGGGTCGAGGTAAGACTCTCATACATAAGGTGCTTCGCAATGCGGAAGCAGGTTCATTCACACGTTGGGTGAATGAGCACTACTCCGCACATACTTAGACCTTAAGTATGTG